CTTAATTATCAGTCAATGCGACTACAGCTTTATAGTGATTATGAAGCTATGGATCATGATCCAATTATCGCAGCAGCACTTGATATTATTTCTGATGAAACAACTTCAAGAAACGAGTATGGGCAAGTATTAAATATTAATTCTCAGGATGAAAATATTAGAAAAGTACTTCATAATTTATTTTATGATGTTTTAAATGTAGAATTTAATTTATCTACATGGGTTAGAAACATGTGTAAATATGGTGATTTTTATCTTAAATTAGAAGTATCTGAAAAATTTGGTGTATATAATGTTATACCTTTATCTGTTTATGAAGTAGTAAGAGAAGAAGGAACTGATCCTGAAAATCCTTCTTATACTAGATTTACAATGGACCCAAATGGTTTAGCTTCAGGAGCTACAAATACAATTAGACGAGACCAATTTCAATTAGAAAATTATGAGGTTGCACATTTTAGATTACTTACAGATTCTAATTACCTTCCTTATGGTAGAGCTTATTTAGAACCAGCTCGTAAGGTGTTTAAACAATTAATGTTAATGGAAGACGCGATGTTAATTCATCGTATAATGAGAGCACCTGAAAAAAGAACTTTCTATATTAATGTAGGAGCTATACCCCCAGAACAAGTAGAACAGTTTATGAGTGAAACTGTTAATAAAATGAAAAAAACACCTTATATAGACCAAAATACAGGTGATTATAATCTAAAGTATAATATGCAAAACATTACTGAAGACTTTTATATACCAGTTAGAGGTAATGATAATGCAACTCGTATTGAAACTACAAAAGGTTTAGATTATGATGGTACTCAAGATATTGAATATTTAAAACATAAAATGATGGCTGCTCTTAAAATACCTAAACCATTTTTAGGGTATGAAGAAGGGGTAGAAGGAAAATCAACATTAGCAGGTATGGATGTTAGATTTGCTCGTACAGTAGAACGTGTTCAAAGAATTATAGAATCAGAATTAACTAAAATTGCACTAGTACATTTATACTCACAGGGATTTGATGATGAGCAGTTAGTTGATTTTTCTCTAGAATTAACTACACCATCTGTGATTTATGAACAAGAAAAAGTAGAACTATTTACTGCTAAAACTACAGTAGCAGGAGATATGTTAGATAAGGGTTTATTTTCAAAAGATTGGGTTTATGAAAATGTGTATGGTTTATCACCAGACCAATATAATGATGAAAAAGATCAACAAGTTGAAGATGCTTTTCATAAATTTAGAATGGCACAAATTGAAAATGAAGGAAATGACCCAACAGAATCTGGTATGTCATATGGTACTCCTCATGATTTAGCTTCATTATATGGTAACAAAAGAGACAAAGCAGTAGGACCTGCTCAAGTACCAACAGGATATGATGAAAAAGAACCAGGTAGACCAGTAGAAAAACCAACTACGTATGGTTCTGATAAAAGTAACTTTAGTAGAGACCCATTAGGTAAAGGAGGACAATCAGCCCCTAAACCAGAAAGGCCAACAGATACTAATAAAGTTTCTACATTTGAAGCTGCAAATATTAAAAAATCTCTTCAAAAAATACGTAATAAAAAACGCGTTTTAAATGAGATAGATGAAGACGGTCTTTTATCTGAGAAAAACATTAAGTCTTAGGAAAAAGTCTATATTTATATACAGATAAATTGCAATTTAAATGAAAGTAAAACATTCTAAGTACAAGAATACTGGAATTTTATTCGAACTCCTTACAAGGCAATTAACTGCAGATACTATTGCGGGTAATAACCCAAAGTCCTTGTCTATCATTAAAAAATATTTTAGTGGTGATTCAGCTTTATTAAAAGAGTATAAAATATACCATACATTTGTAGGAAAAAAATTCAAAGAAGAAGGAAAAGCTACAATGTTAATAAATACCTTAATTGAAGCGCATGGAAAAATAAATAAAGGTCAGTTAAGAAGAGAAAAATATAATTTAATTAAAGAAATTAAAGATACATATGATATAAACGATTTCTTTAAAGCTAAAATTTCAAATTATAAAGTAATGGCATCTATTTTTAATTTACTTGAAAATAAAGATGCTTCCCCTTTATCAATAGTTAATTCAAAAGTAACATTACTTGAACACATCACAGGCAAAACGT